GACAATCCTTTCGTGTAGTAGCACATCCCCATACCGTCTCTACTAAGTCTGCTAGGTCAGTCTGTATGGGTGAAAAATTCCTAGACTCGGTACAGCATACAACAAAAGGGGGGTTTTGCAACCCCCCCTTTCTTACTACGAAGCTTACGCTCCGGGCGAACCGAACATTCCGAGGGGATCGCTAAACCCAAAGGAATAGCGCTCACGACTCTTGTAACGCACGTTGCCGGTATCAAAATCCCCGTCCATCGACTGCTGAAGCGGAGTACGAACAAAATGCTTCAGACCGTTGGGCACATCCGTGGTCAGGAACCAAGCATCGGTATCCGTCAGGAAGTGGTTAACGGTATAGCCTTCAGGGATCGAACCGTTGTTCTTCAGAGCGTTGATGTCGTTATCAGCCGTACCAACACGCAAATCGGTCTCAAGGAGGCGGGTTGCAACGAACATCAGCGAGGGAGGAACAATCAACTTACGTGGCTTAGCTGCGATCAGCAGGCCACGCTCGTCCGTCCACGCAGCGATCTGAATAACGGCGGCTTCAAGAGAAGTCTCGTTCAGGTCGGCAGGAGTGGAGGGTTCGTTAGAGTTAACACCACCAGACACGAGAGGGTGTTGGGTATCGAACAGGGGTTTTCCGTCACCGCCGGGGAAGGCAGAGTCGAAGCCATTGTTCAGAACCGCAGCAGCCTTAACTTGTTTGGTGTATGCCATAGCACGGGCCAGAGCCTTGGTGTAACGAGCAGACAAGCTGTCGTACAAGTTGTCCTCAATCGCCTCTTCGGTGATCGAGAATCCAAGAGCAATGGTCTCGTGTGTATAGCGAGCCGTGAAAGCCTCTTGTGCGTTGTCATAAGCAATGGCAGAACCTTCGTTTTTGACAGGAGCAGCGGAGAAGCCAGACAGCTTGGTTTCCTCTTCAAAAGAGCGCTCAGAAGTTTCAGTTTCGTAAATTTCTTTGTGCTCTTCGCCATAGCGAGCGTACTCAAGACCGAACAATGCGTTCAAGCCGGGGAGCAGCTCTTTTAGTAGTTGTGCGCGTGAAATAGCCATGATTTAGCTCCCTTATACGCCAGTTGAGTTGGTGTACTGATGCGTCCCGATATTTATCTTAACGATAAACTCGACGAATGCGTCAGCGCCGGTTGCTGTCTCTCTGACCACATCAATAATACGAATGGGCAGAGTATTTGTGGTAGTTTCAGTTCCTTGATCAATCGCCACAGCAGAATTACCTGTAGTGGTAGACCCGGCATTTTGAATCAACGCAATATTCGTGCCAATTGCAGCAATGCCCATTGCGGCAACAGTAGTGCCAGAGGAACAAGAAACTACCTGAAACAGCGTGTCAGGATCATCAGCGACATAAGCAAAAATCTTGGTGCCAGCCGCTACTGCCTGACTTGCAGGGTAGAACTGTTGAAATTGAACTTGACCGGTAGCAGAATTGGTAAAGGTACATCCCAGAAACACGCCACATGGTGTTGCTGTGGTGGTTCCTGTGTCCTTTTCAATCGTGCCATCAGTTACACGCTTTACTAAATCGCCATAAAAAATGCTTGTTCCATAACCGACGTTAGCCGTCGTTGCAATTTGCATTTGGCGAGTCGCACCCGCAAAGACTTGACCACCAATTAAGTTAATTGGCTTGAGTCCGTACGGTTTATCTACAGTGGGATAAGCCATGTTAAACTCCTAAAAATTATTTAGAACCATTTCCAAATCCCACACCCCTTGTCGTTGAGGATTTAGTCTCGCTAAACAGTGGCATGCGGGGGTCATTGTTCCTCATGAAGTTGTTATCAACAGACTCCATTTGGGCTTTGGCTTGTGATTCGTAATAGTCCTTGCGTGCGTCCACCATTTCAGTGGGCATTTTGCACAGCATCAAACCACCAACTTCCACATTGCCGTTTTTGTCAGGCGCGAGCATTAACTCGGGGTGGTCAACAGCCCTTACTGGCTCCCAACCTTCACGGGTCTTTTTGGAAACATTCTGTGGAGTAGCTTGGCCTAAAACTGCCGTAGCAATCCAACGGAAGCTCCAACCCGGTTGAGGCTCGGGTGCAGGAAGAGAACTCGGCGGCACATAGACTGCACGAGTGCTGCTCTCACGTGTTTGAAGGTTTCTAGGTGTGCGCTCTTGCGCACCATCACGACTAATTCTTCCAGACATGGTTAGGACTCCGAGTTAAGTTTAAGGACTTCGCGGGCATACTGTTCGTTTGAAAGACCCAAGCGTCGGGCGATTGCCTCTTGGGACTTGGTAAGTGAGACCTTCTTCTTACCAGCAGTACGAGTTGGAGCAGCAACAACGGTTGCCGGACGTTTCGGTTCCTGTTTCCTTGCCTCGCCAAAATAATCGGGAAACACTTCACGCATGCGAGCGTCAACGCGCTCGTAATAGTTAGCAGTACCGGCTTTCACCCCGGACTCGACCAATTTCTTATGCACCGCGTAAGCAAGAGCGGTCATCTCATCATCATGCCCAAACCAAGGGTTCTGGGTTTGCCACCGAACATCCTCATCGCTGAGAGACACTTGGGGCTGGGCAGGCTGCGCTTGCGGCGTTGGTTGATTATATACCTCTTCATTTTGGGTTTGTAAAGCACTTGGCTTAAAAGTTTTTGCATATTCCAGCCGGTACCGTGCCGCAGCCAATTCTTCCTGTGCCGAAATAATCTGGTCGGTGTCGTAACTTTCCTGTGCTTCTTTCAGCTTTTGTCGGGCCATCTGAAGCTCCATCTCGGCTTTAGATTGCACGACTTCTTGGTACGAAGCGGACCCAGCGTTGTATTGCTCTTTCAAACGCTTGTTTTCTTCGTACAACTGTTGAGCCAATCGGGCGGCTTCTTCCCGTTCACGCAACGCGGCTTCCTTGGCACGGCGCTCATCGTGGCGAGCGTGTGTCAATTCCTTCATGCGTTTCTGAACTTTTTCGCTGTATTCAGCGATTTCCTCGTCCGTCGGATCGTCTACGTTCCGATCCAACGGCTTACGCCCACGGTCTTCTGGGGGCGTGTCATCAATAACTTCTAATTCAATATCTGATTCTTCGGTTTCTACTTCGATGGAATTATTTGCGTCTTCCGCCTCATCCGGGAATTTGTATGCTTCAGCCATTTTGTGCTCCTTATGCGCGTGAGTAACCACGTGGATCTTCGACAACCGCTTCAACCTGATCGTCGTTCAGCAGACGAAACTCTCGTCCGTGGATCTTGAACCTAGTACCAGAGTAAGCCCTAACTAACACAAAGTCACCTTCCTTACACCAAGGCCCAGCCGGGAACTTAGCGGTGTCTTTGTAGGCATCGTCTCCCATTGACATAACAAACAACACGATGGTGCTGTGTTCTTCAACTTTAGTGAGCGCATCCGGCTTCAAAAGATCCGTACCAGAAAACTTGTCTTCTACTTCTGGTATTGCACACAGGAGTTTCCAGCCTGTTGGTTTGGGTAACTGCGTTGCTTGTTGTTCATTTACTTCATTTGTTTCAGTACTACTCATTGGATTCCTCCACTCGTTTTGCAAGGTCAAGTAAATGAGCCTCTGCAAGCGCCAGACCTTGGATCACGCCACAGAGTTTTTGGTACTCCTCATAGCTACGGCACGCACCGCCTGCGCAGTCGTCCGCGTAGTTGTTCATATCCTCTCGGATTTTTTTGCGCAGGGTCTCTGCGAAAGCTTGAATCACCGGTTATTACCTCCTCGTGGTTGACTGCGGGTTTTGGCTACATCAATACCAAGGCGCATACCCTCAAGCTCGCTCTTCTGCTGCAACTGATCGGCGGCTTGAGCGGCTTTAACGGCAAGTTCTTTCTCACGAAGCGCAAGTTCATCGGCTTTAGCGGCGGCATCAACTGCAATCTTCTTCTCCTTGAGCGCCAACTCGCCCTGCTTAATCGCCAGTTCTTGTTGTTGCATCTGCACAATTGGGTCTTGAGCCTGCTGCATAGCCTGTTGTTGGGCCACCTGTGCTTGGCTATTTGCCAGCACCCGCTTAGAAGCTTCAGCCACCAGACGGGAAACTTGAAGCTCCAACGCTTCTGGCATCTCTTCGCCCGGAGCAGGCAATGGAATCCCCAACTGCTCTTCGATCCGCCGCCGGTATGCGAACCCAACGTGTTCTGCGATGTGCGCTTGAAGCGCCGCACCAATCTGGTTGGCTTGGGGGTTCTGCCCAATCATCTGCTGGATGATCGGATCTTGCATGGCGTTCATGTGCACTGCAATATGAGCCTCGTGGTCCTGATATATGAACGCTTTGAGTGGCTTGAGGTTCATCGCGTTCATGTTCTCTGCCACCGGATCGGTTGGCTTCTCATCATCCTCGACTGGCACCAGCTTGGCTGCGTCCTTGATCCCCAACACCTCCAACATCTGCCTGTGAAGCTGGGGCATGTCGTAAATCTGAGGCGCAGTCTGGGACAACTGGATCACTGCTTGATACTGCACCACCCGCTGAGACATGGTTGCCGCATTGGGGTCGGACACGGGGATGATCTCCACCATGTCGTAGTCGCTCTTCTTGGCATGCCGCACACCCTCGGTCGGCTCATAGTCGTACTCGTCATCGGTGTAGTCCCGAATGATTGCTGCGAGCAGTTTTAACTCTTGTTTGAAGGCGTAGTGGACCCGAGCCTGAACCGCACTCATCACCTTGAGCATGCGCTCCAACAGAGCCAGCGTCGTACCCACCGGAGCCTGCGCAGACATGTCGGAAATCTTCATATCTGCTGTAGCGGCAAACCGTCGACCTTCTTCTACGATGGTACCGAGCAGTTGATACAGCGTCGCACTGGGTTCTTTGTAGGGCAGCGGCAGGATGTTGTCGCGTATAGCCCCCGAACCAACGTCCACATCCCTGAACTCGCCCGGAGCGATGGGGGTGTCGTCCCCTTTAATGCGCAGTCCTCTGGCTTTTAGGCCACCGGGGAGGTTTGAGAGGGTGCCAGCGTCCACCAACTGACGCATGATCGACGTAGCTGACCGGGCAAAACCACCAATTAGGTGAAAAAGCCCAAATCCATAGATCCCGAACCCCGGAATGTAGACGTAGTGCACGAAATGGTCGCGTCTGGCCTTGGTTGGGTCGTCCTCGTAGTAGTTTCTGCGTACAGCCAGCACTGTTCCTGTGGTTCCCAGCACCGTAATGACGTACGGAATTGCAATTCCCGTGGGTTCGCCGTCTTCTTTGTCCTCGTAGCCCTCCAAATCGAGGTTCACGTGGCACTCGTACAACTCATAACGGTCGTCGTTCAGACTATTGAACCCCGTCTCCTTGTTTTTGCGCTCCTCAATCTCGTCTTTTGTGCGTTGTGGTTCGCCAATCTCCACATCTCGGTAGAACCCAGCCACCTGAAGCTTACGAATTTCGTTCTTGGTCTTGTACATCCGATGCGATACACGCTCTGCGGTCTCAATCGACGAGGCGCCGTAGGAAATAATCACATCCTCGGCTGGAATAAACAGCGACGCCTGCCTCTGGAGGTTGGGATCGTAGAAAACTTTCTTAAAAGCACTACCTGTAGCGGGCAAATTCCACAACATCCGCTCGTGCTCTGACCGAAACTCAGGCATCCGCTCGGTCAACTCGTAGTTCATGTCCTCTTTAACGCGCCGTGCGGCTTCTTCTTTCTCCCGTGTGTCCTTGCCGATGATTTTTGTCTTGACCGGACCCTGCGCTGGGAACGTCTCCATGATCGTCTCGGACTGGAACCGCACAACCGCCTCGGTAATCATCGGATGGAACACCCCACACGCACCCTCCCACGGCTCCGTGCGCTCTTCATATTTCAACCCGAGTAGGGTTAACCCTTCCTTATACGTGTTCTCCCAGTCTTTACGGGAGTCTTTGTCGCGTCGGATGTCATCGAGCAGTTCAAATCCAAGCGATTCAAGCTCGGACTCCCCCATCTCTTCGGCTAGGTTGCCGTAAAAGTCGTACTCGTCTTCACCTTCTTCAAGCGCCAATATCTCTTTTCCGCCAATGGAGACGCGTACGGCTTCTGGGTCTTCAATCTCAATCTCAAGGTCTGGTTCTCCCATGACCTCTTCAATCTCTTCCTCGATCCCAATAGGTGCTTGATATAAACCTTTGTCCACTGCCATGATGGCTCCTAGTAGTACGCCGCTCTGCGGCCTGATTTAAAGAATCTTGGCTCATCTGGCTCGTCGCTTGGCAACGTAATGAACCCTCCCTGTCTGAACCGCAGGAGCGCCTGCGTCATGGTGTCCACGAAGTCGTCATGTTCGCCGACCGGAAACGCCACTACCTCTTCGATAACATCTCGCGCCCATCGGCGATCTGGTGCCCATACTGCTCCGCTCGCAAATAAATCCGACACGGCATTAAGTCGGGCAATCTTATCGTTGCCCCGTGATGGGCTGAACTCATCGACGGGTATACCCATTCTACGCAGTTCTTGTATAAGTGGGGCACCTGCGGCTTTTTTCTCCACCAAGAACGCGTCTGGCTTCCACTCTTGGTAGTGTTTGAGCGCGGTCTCTTTTAACTCTGGGAACAACATTCTGTCTTTAAACGCATCGAGCAGCATTATTGAGGGTCGGTTGTCCTCCTCCTCGTTGTACCAAATACCCCACGTCGTACACGCCGAGTAGTCAGATGTTGTTTTTGTCTCGTGCGCCGTGTCCCAAGACTGAATAATGAACTCACACGGGGGTGGATCATCTGGCTCCCATATTCGCCAGTCACTTCTTTTGACCATCGCAGCCGCTTCGCTTGTGGGCTGTTGCATGTACTGGGCGTTCCAGTACCGTGGCTCCATCGCAGTCTTCTTCTGCTTTAACTGGTCCAGAGGCCACTGATCGGGCCAAAGCGATTTTTCTCTCTCCGTGTTCTCGTGGAGAATGGCTGGCAGTTCAACAATCTCCCACTGGTCAGAGTCTGGGTTTTTAATTTGAAAGTTAATTAAACGTCCGGTTAAGTCCAAAAGTGACCATCTGGTCATAATTACAATAATTCTTCCACCGGGCATCAGACGCTGTAACGGGCCAGTCTGGAACCACGACCACGCATTATCGAACGTCGCCCGTGAGTTGGCCTTTATGTCTTGTTCTGAATGAGGATCGTCAATAACAAATAGATCAGCACCACGACCGGCAAGAGCGCCGCCGACTCCGACGGCATAGTATTGGCCTCCGGCTGAAGTTGACCATTTACCTGCTGCCTTTTGATCGTCTGCCACAAGCGTTTTTGGGAATACCTCTTTGTACTCCTCCGTATCGAGCAGGTTCCTTACTCTGCGTCCAAAGTCTTCTGACAGCCCTGCCGTATGGGTTGCCATAATGATTTTTTTATCTGGGTACTGTCCTAGAAACCAAGCCGGGAACAAATACGAAGAGAATTCTGATTTACCCATACGGGGGGCGATATTGATAATCACCCGCTTCTTTTTACCGTCGATCACATCTTTAAATATCTGAGCCAGCTTCCTGTGGTGCGACCCTTCTTTGAACCCCGGATATACGTGATTGGCAAATGCTGTCAGTGATGTTTGGGAGCGTTTTAACGAAATCCGTCGGGTCTGCTCATCCAAGTCTTTCAAAAACTCAAGCTTTTGCTGTGGGGTCAGCGACTTTAAAAGAACTGCTATTTCAACGTCACTGAGTCGGTTCATCTTCTTCTTCGCTCGTGTCTTCTACATCCTGCGCGTCGGCATTTCGGTTCTCAATCTCCGTGGCTTCGGCATCGACCGTCTTTTGCAACTGCGCCAACTTATCCCGGATCTTTTGATCGAGTTCGTCGTCCGACATGTCTTCTTTCTTGACACTGATCCGCTCAGTAAACAGCCCCACCTCAGTAACTTTGCCTAGCATCTCCAGCGCTTTTAGCCGGATTCTGGCGTCAGGGTGGTCG